ATAGTACAGCACCTGAAAATACTGCAGTAGGCGCTGCTTCACTATGCTGTAACCGAACTGGTTGCAGAAATACAGCAATTGGATATTTAGCTTTAAATAGAAACACTGATGGTAATTTTAACACTGCAGTAGGTCGTACAGCGCTAATGTGTACAACTACCGGTAAGCAAAACGTTGCAGTAGGAACTTATGCAGGTTGCTGTAATACAACCGGTTGCTATAATACATACTTAGGAGAACAATCTGGATTGCTTAACACTACATCTAGTAGTAATACTGGAATTGGTCAAGCTGCTTTAGCAAATAATACAGCAGAACAAAATACAGGTGTTGGTTCTGGAGCTTTATATGGAAATACCACCGGTTGTAGAAATACTGCTGTGGGTACTTCTGCTCTGTATAATAATACTTGTGGTTTATATAACGCAGCTCTTGGTAGAACAGCTTTACTTTGTAATACTACTGGATGTTTTAATACAGGATTAGGTACATATGCAGGTTATGGTAATTCAACTGGTTTATCAAATACATATGTAGGGTACGCTGCGGGTTATACTAACGAAATTTCATCCGGAAATACCGGTATAGGTATGCAGGCACTGTATACCAATACTGGAGAAGGTAATACTGCAATTGGTCACTGCGCGCAGTTAAACAACTCCTCTGGGTGTTATAATATATCATTAGGTTACAGGGCTTTGTGTAGTAATACTACAGCATCTAATAACCTTGCTATTGGTAGGTGTGCTTTAGGCTCTAATACAACTTGTGAAAATAACATAGCTATTGGTAATTATTCACAATATGCAGGTACCGGTGCTAATAATAACGTTACTGTTGGCTATGGTACTTTGGAATGTGTAACTACCGGTGGGTGTAACGTATCTATGGGACATTATGCAGGTAGATGTCTTACAACCGGTTTTGAGAACGTAACAATAGGTTTTTGTGCCGGTAATAAGATATGTGCAGGATGTAGAAATACTTTTGTAGGAGCTTATGCAGGAAGAAATACTTGCTGTGGTGGTGATTTTAATACTTTTGTAGGTAGATCTGCTGGTCAGTCAAACTGTGGTGGATGTTATAACGTTGCAATGGGTTATTTAACTCTCTTAAACAACTGTTCTGGTACAGAAAATGTTGCTCTTGGATCTCATGCTTTGTGTTGCAACACTACAGCTAGTCAAAACGTTGCTGTAGGTAGTTTAGCAATGAATAAATCAACAACTAGTTGTCAAAACGTTGCGGTTGGTTATGAAGCTCTAAAGGAAACTACTACAGCTATAAGATCTACTGCGGTCGGGTGGCGATCATTATATAACCAAACAGATACCGGTGGTTATAATACAGCTTTAGGTCATACTACTTTATGTGCTATTACTACAGGAACATATAACACAGCTGCTGGTTATGCTGCAAGTTGTAAAGTAACTGGTACAGGTAATTCATCTTATGGAGCAGACGCTCTAAGAAATACCACTACTGGTACTTATAATGATGCTTTTGGTGCATCTGCAATGTATAATAATGTTGGTGGTTGTAATAACGCTGCATTTGGACATGCAGTTAACTATAATAATACTGACGGTATATATAACTCTGGTTTCGGTCATAAAGCTAACTATAATAACTGTTCAGGTGATTATAATACATCATTAGGAGCATTTGCTTTATGCAATAACAACGGAGGACATTGTAATGCTGCTCTTGGTTATTCAGCTGGTAGATACTTAGTTAATGGATCTAGTTCAAACTCTTCGCCTGATAATAATACGTATCTTGGAACTTGTACACGGGCATGCTGCTCTACTGCTACTAATGAAACTGTTGTAGGTTACTGCGCTTGTGGTTGTGGTTCTAATACAGTATCTATAGGTAACGGTTCTGTAACTAAAGTTTGTGCAAATGGATGTTTCTGTGCTAAGACAAAGGTACTTTCACCTGCAGCTTGTATAACTAATGCTTGTATATGTTGTGCTGGATTTGCTGGTGCAAGTTCAAGTTCATGTTATGGTATGGTAGTTGGTTCATGCGGGTCTTGCTCAGGATGTGGCTCTATGCTAGCTTGTGGAAGTGTTGCTGTATGTGGTTCATTAAGTAAATCTTCTGGAGGCTTTGATATTGTACATCCATTGCCTGCTTTATCAGGAAGTAAACGCTTATACCATTCATTTGTGGAAGCACCACGAGCAGATAATATATATAGCGGAGTTGTTCAATTAACAGCTGGAAAAGCTGAAGTTAATATTGATAATTTATATGGCATGACCGATGGTACATTAACTACTCTAAATAGATGCTTCAGAACATTTACTACTAATGAAACTAACTGGGACCCAGTTAAAGGTTCTATATCTGGAAATAAATTAACTGTAGAAAGTTGTGTTGCAAATTCAACTGCTACTGTTTCATGGATGGTGTTAGGAGAAAGACAAGATATACATATGTTACAACATCCTTTCACTGACAGTGAAGGACGAATTAGAGTAGAATATGACAATCCAGAAATATAAAATATGTATTGTAATGTGGTTTGATGGTAAGACCGCTAAGAAATACGGGTGCACTAGTTATCATATAAATAAGTTATACTGCGAAAAGTATGGATATGATTTCAAATTCTCTTCAAAGAGAAGACATAATAGAGAGGATCTAGCCTGGGAAAAGTTACCTATGGTTATAGAGCATCTGGACAATTATGATTATGTCGTATGGATAGACGCTGATGCTCACTTTTATATTGATAGGGGTCCTATAGAAGATTTAATTAATGAACATAAAGATGCGCAGGTTTTTCTTAGTGAAGATGGTACATGCAAAGGATTTCCAAATGAGATCGATCCTAGCGAATGGCTTAAATCTTCTTGCGAAATAAAACACCCAATGTTAAATACCGGAGCTTTTATAGTTAAGAATACATCCGAGGTAAAGGAACTTTTAGATGTTTGGGCTTATGATGAGTGGATGTTTGAGCAAAATTACCCTTATTGGGAGCAAGGTGTATGTCAAAAGATGTATGAACTTAATACATGTAATATAAGAGATATAAGTGTAGTATTACCTATTAATATACTACAAAATTTCGAAAGAGAGACTAAGCGTACCCCGTTCATAAGGCACTTTCCGAGCTCACTTAAGAGCTATTTTGGCATTAAAAAGACTTTCAGGCGTTATCTTAAACAGATAGAATGCTCTTAGGAGGCTTAAGGAGACGCTTAGTAATAATAATTAGTTAAATCCTAATAATCTCTTACGAGCATGCTCAGGTCCTACTGCAAGTCCTGAATCATCACTGCTTAATCCAGCAGAAAGTGTCAGTCCATTACCAGCTGCAGCGCTACCTAATGGGTCTCCTAAGTAGTATTGCACTTCTACTCCTTTATGTTGATCACCATGAACAACAAATTTACTCTTACCGGCTTGTGCTGGCCCTGTTCGAAGTGCTACTGTTATACCCGAGAGACTTGAAGAAACGAAGGTATCACCAACGTGTTTTAAGTGTGGCTTATGAAAAGAAAACGTTTCTGTTGAATCTGGTGAAACTAATCTATAGGTAAATACTTTTGATCTACCACCTACTTCGTTTAAATTACCATAGCCTTTACATAAGTCAGTACCAGTAGCGTATGGCGATGCGACTGGATCATTGCAACCACCCGTAGTCCCGGGTTTACTTCCGGTTGGTGGTGGGTTATATAATAATTGGGTTACTGGGTGACCTCCAATTGCACCAAGTGTATCTAATCCTATTGTGCCAGATAAAGTTGGGTGACCAACTGTTCCTATACCAGGTGCAGGAATTGGATTTTCACCTGGAGCAACCCCGGCTACCGAGTTATAATCAGGTGTACCAGCTGTTAAGGAAACAACCCTCGATGTAGAACCGGTTGCTTGATAACCAGATCCTAGCGCTAATTCTGGATCGCTTACTAGTCCTGCTGATAAAACCGTGTGTGTGAATGTATTTAAAGCCATGTAATTATTTATTATTTTTGTTCTTTTTTATTGCATGTTTGTACAAAAAAACGGCGAGACTTTCGTCTCGCCGTTTTCAGATTGTCTCTCGACTGCTGCTTAATCAGCGATGTACTATCAGAAGTACACTGCCGTTGAGCCAGGAGTAAACGCAGTACCAAGTCCCTGAACAAGTATGACATGGTAGTAGAGATTCGCTCCGAAGATGTTGTCAACAACACCATAACGAGTAAGCAAGCCAACACGTGGTGCGAAGTCGTTAGGACCAATAGTTCTCTGAACCATGACAGGAATGTAAGGACAGTAAATGATACCAGTATCGTAAAACTCAGGACCCTTATATCCAAGCAACGCATACTCAACACTTGCAGTAGAGCCTGTGTATTCGCCAGCGTTAGCGCTTGTATAATTAGGATTGTTCTGAACTTCTGTTCTAGTATCACGGTAAACGTTGAATCTTCCACCTACAGAACCAATCTTCGCAATGCCAACAGGCTGTGTGTTAACATCACCCTGGACAGGTACCCACTGAAATTCAGGGAGCATTTCCAAGATAGCGCAAACACGAGGAGTTGCAACAACAAAGTTTGCAGATCCACGTCTGTTACGGACGGCGATACGATTGGCCTCAATGATAAGACGCTGATAGAAGTCCCTGTTACGCTCAACTAACCAACGGCCGTCTGCAGATGCAGGCTGCCAAATGGTGTATCCAGCTCCATATCCAGCTCCAAGAGCAGCTTGAATCATTCTCATGAGCATTTCACGGTCGATCTCAGCCTGAATCTCATACGACATAGCGTTTGTGATTTCAGCATCAATATCAATACCGTTCATGTTCTTAAGGTCTTGCTCAAGCTCGACGGACCAACGTGCGCCAAGACGGCGTGTGCCGGCCTCAACTGCGGTCTTCTCGAACTTAACCTCAACCTGAGGAATGTTTCCAGTGATCTCAAAAGCGGAAAGGATCTGAGCAACACCTTGGTCTTGCTGTGCGAATGTCCAATCATCGCCACCACTAAGGCGCTCAGATGAAGTTCCAGTAAAGCGGGTGTCAAGCAACTGATATCCAAGTTCATCACCTGGAAGCCCAGTACTACCAGAGTACTGGTTGGTAGGTGCTCCACCTCCACCACCTGGACCATGACCAGTTGCAGCAGTGCTTCCGTCGATGCCATCACCCAGTTGCTGGGACTGATATGCATAACGAAGAGCAAATGCCAAACCAACAGGTCCGGACATAGGCTGGACACCAACGATTTCGTTGGTGATAAGCTCAGGGAACGTACGACGAATCATCGGGATAAGCACTTTAGGAAGACGGGCATCGCCATTAGCATACGTGTCGCCAGAATCAATGTTCTGTGCGGCAGCGTTTGGTCCGTAAATAGAACTCATAGTAGCACCGCTACCAAGAGATCCACCGGATCCTGCTGTATTGGCTTCCTCGATACACCACTTCTCCTGGTTTTCCAAAAGAATAGCGGTGTTTAAACGAGTGTGATCGTCTTCAATAGCCTTAACACTGTCGGAAGAGTATTCAAGAACAGGTGCCCACTTCTCAAGAAGTGCATCTGCTCTATCTCTATCGATAAATGATTGTGGTTTATTCATAAGACGTTTCCTTTCATTTTTACCTCATGGGATCAAGTCCCAAGATACTCAGGTGGCAAGCACCTCAATGTTCAGGGGTGAAATTATTTGTGAGATCTTTCTAACTCTGCTAAATAAGGGTTATACTGTTTCTCTTCTTTCTTCTCTGAAATCTGTTGTACAGGGGCATCTGTTTTGACCTTACGTTTTTTGTATGCCTCCTCTTTAATAACTGTAAGTCTTTCTTTCTCTTTCTTATCAAATAACTTAGCAGTATATTCGAAATTTTCTTCAATGAACTCCGGAGTTTTGTCGCTTAAGATCTTACGTAAATAAGACTTTTTACCTTCAGATAAGTTTGCTGTCTTAGCTTCAATAAGAAGATTAGCTTTAGTTGATCTATACTTTTCACTAAGAACTTTATTTTGCTTAGTAAGAGCATTTACTTTAGCATTTAACTCATCAATTTGAGTCTTTCCATCCATGACAGCTTCTTTGACTGACTCACTCATAAGAGTAGAATCAACAGCAAGTACTTTTCTTAAATTACTTAAGACCTCTCTTGCAGTTCTATTCTTAGTAGCCTCTTCAATTGCTTGAGTAGGTACTGACTCTTCTAGATACTCTTCTAAGTAATCAGAGATACTTTCTACTAATGTATCTTTAAACTTACTTGCGCGACCATTTAGCTCATTTTCATAACGCTTTACAACTTTAATAAGTTTATTTGCATTGTTATGATCTACAGCTTCAACCACCCTCTTAAGCTTATCTGTATGATCTTTATCAATTGCAGTTACTAACTCTTCAAGTTTTTCAGCATAAAGCTCATCTTGATTAGTTAAAGCAGCTTCTACTGATAGCTGAATTTTTTCTTCAATAGCAGTCTCAATAGCCTGTACTGACTCTTCAGTAAGTACCTCTTCTGCTTGTTCTGGTAATGCTTGTTTTTTGCTCATGGTTTAAAAGAGTGGTTTTTCTGTTGCGTTGTTAATTTTTTTTGTTATCTTATCTTCAACAACGCTCTTTAAATATTTATGTGCCTTAGCATAATTTTTACTAGAAATATGCTCAATAAACTTAGCTATTTTTTGTTTTTGTTTGGACATACTATTATTTATTAGATTGATTTAATAAAGCTAAGAATTCTATCACGTAAAAATGAATCTATGTCCTTTTTAGGCAACCTTTCAAGGGATTTTTCGAAATTTTCATATACTTCTTCGTATTTGTTATCGTCTACTAGTACCCATTGCTTTGACTCTAAGATACCATTAACAAAGGCAGATGGGTAAGATGGATCAGCAACACAATCTATAGCTACTAACTTCATATTTTTAACTGTATTGTGTTTACTTCCCTCTTCTAATGTACCTAGAGCTCTAGAAGACATACCAACTTTAACACCATCATTAATTAATGCACGTACAATTTGACCACATGGTGTTGATAAGACCTTAGACTTACCATAAAAAATATTTCCATCTTGAGTTAACTCGGTTACCATATGACAAGCTCTTTCTAAATCTACATCTGCGGTGGTCGGATGGTTTAGCTCGCCCATTGCGCGACCGGGCTTTACCATCTCTTCAATATATCTATCAGCTTCTCTTTGTAATTCATCAATTGGATACAATCTATTATTACGATTGACTCCTTCAGCCATCATATATGGGCCTTTAATATATAAATTAGAAGGTGAGTTTCTATCTACTTCTTCTTCAATGTATTCGAACTCGTCTTCTACATCAGGTTTTTCTACAACCAAGTTAAGTTTTAACGACATGTAATTATTTATTCATTTGTTATAAATTAGCTCTTTTTCTGTTAAAATAATAAACTCACAGCCAATTTTTTTACTATATTCACGAGCTGCTTCCCATTTTGCTTGATTTATAACATATGCTCTTTGTTCATATAATAAATGTTGTCGTTTTCTATATTTTGTTGTAGGTGGTTTTGTTTGTTTCGATGGTTTAATTTCTACAAGATACTTTTTTAATTTATTACCTTCTAATATTTCAATATAATTATCTACAAAATATCTATGAGCTCTATGATCTAAAGGGCTTATATAAGGCACAATTACATTTTCACTACCCCACTTTTTTACATTATCGTTATTATCGCAGAATCTAAAAAACTTTAATTCAAGTCCAGATCTGTAAACAGCTTTACTGCCTATAAATTTATCCGGATTAGTAGGTGTAAATATACCCTGTCTCCATTTCCTCATCCCACAATGAATAATGTTGGATCTGTATCACCAAGACCTGGTGATGCGCCTTCCAGTAGTTTACCTTCTAATTCTGCTTTTCGTTGTATGCCTTCTTGAAGCATATCATAATTCAAAGCCCCGCCTCCTAATAAAGACACATTACCAAACTTACCTCTTACTCTACCAATAGTAATCATAGATAAAGCTAACGCGTATTCATATATCCATTGCTCCATGATAACGGATCTTATTGGCTTTTCAAGATAACATGCTAATACCCCATAGAATCTATCACCACCAGGTTGAGGATACATTTGCATATATTGCGTTCTTGGATCAAATTTTATATCACGTTTAATAGCTAATACTTTTTCTCTGGTGTCTATCCATTCTTTAAGTGTATACCATGAGACTAAATCAAATCCATAATTTCCTAATGCATAACTAAAATATGTTTGTTGTGCAAGTGTTTGCTCTAACGTAAATAATGTGTTTATACCTGTTGTAGAGCCTTCTTCGAAGTCTGTTACATCAACAACCTTTCTATAGTCCATTATATCATAATCATATACATTTTGGTAAATTACAGCTTCAGAGGCTGATCCTTCAAATGTTAATGTGCTGCGTTGATTTTCGGTAAATGAAGAACTTAAACCAAAAGTATTAAGAGAAAGCTCGGGACGTTCTAATTCATCGTAAGCAGTTACTTGCGAGTAAAGAGATTTGTCAAAAAGATCAAATTGAGCTACACCTCTAGCAGCAGAAGGAGCAGCAAAAGTAGAAGATAAAGCTGAAGAAGAAACAAAAACAGATGAAAGTATTGCTGATGTACAAACAAATATAGACTCCGGAGTACTTCCATAAAACTCTGGCCCCGGACCTAAAGGATTTTCACCAGCCATTCTTTGAGCATTCGAATCTAAATCAGTATTAGCAAGGGTATATAATAGATCTAGTCTAATACCTTTATTAGATTCATACATTGCTGAATCAAAAATAAGATATTCTTTAGTAAAGCCTGCATATTTTGTAAAGTATTCTACTGCTATTTGAATATTTTCTCTTAATTGATCTGTATGTATTTCGAGACTAACCAATGGGTATCCTAAAGATCTCTTTATTCTATCACCCAATCTATCATAAGTTTCAATTTTGCTATTAAGATTTGTTGATAAAAAAGCTGAAAGTGGTGTTATATTGCATGCAAGCGCCATAAAAATATTTATTCGCGAATAAATAATTTATATGTCAGAACAATCAAACTATCCAACTTCTAATTCCGGAAGTGAATATTTCAATTTAAATATATGTAGAACCTTTATTCAGCCAGTAGGTACCAATACTGTTGCGATTTCTGGAGCTGGTGATAATGGTTGGCCGTGTTCAGAAGTATTAATTAAAAATAGTACTAGTGCGGTAATATATATTTGGGATAATGATTATCAGAATACAAACCATGAAAATTTTTACTGGCAATTAAAAGCCGATGAAGAAGTAACTATTAGAGGAATTACAAACGTTAATCAAGTATCAGCAGCCGCGGCTTCTGGTCAACACCACGATTTATTTATTAGAGCGCAATATTACTCCTCTAACCCTATTCGTTAAACTTCAGCAGTTTCTTCTGCATCTACTTCTGTTTCTGCAGCTACCTCTACTTCTTCACCTCCAGTATCTGCTGGACCGCCTCCGAAGTCAGGTATATCACCTGCTCCGCCTCCGCCTACACCGCCACCTTCACCTCCTACTGCGGCAGCATCGCCTGCTACTTCACCCGCAACTGCTTGTTCCTTCCACGCTGGGCCAGCAGCAGCAATTTGCGACATCTCCCACTGCAGTTCGGCATCTTTTCTAAGGAACTCTCTATTAGCTAAAATATCTCTATCCTTCCATCCAAGATATTTTTTCTGTGCATATGTAGCTGAAACAAATTCATTACTTGCAAGATTATTATAATTGTTAGATTTAAGTTCTAGTCTTTGATTCTCTCTAAGCTCGTAAAAATTAGTAGGAACATTAAATTCAATTTCAAGATTTTGTTCATTAAGTTCATATTGTTCGAACAGCCCCATTAATGTTAAATGGGTAATAAATCCTTTTTTAAGACCTGCAGCAAATCTTTGCTGCTGTCTCATTACAAACCGTGCAAACTTTAATTCTTCTCTTAATATAGTAGAACCATCTGCAGATGCTTGATCTGTTGGATCTAATCTAGTTGAAGGTACTTTAAGAGCTCTATAAAGCTTCTTAATAAAATACATTAAGTCTGAAAGTTCTCCAAGATTAGCTCCACCGGCTAATTGTTCCACTGATGTTCCTTCTGATCCTTGTCTCTTAGCGAACCAAAAAGCATCTAACATTGATTGCGGATTAAACTTTTTAACTACATCATTTTGATCCATGTCAAATGTTTTTCTGGACCAATAATTTTGAATTAATTTACGTAAGTAAGCTTCAGCTTTTGGAGGAGCCATATTGCCTACATCTACATTAAAGACTAGTCTTTCTGGAGCTCTTACTAAACGATAAATTACAATTGCGTCTTCAATTAAAGATAATTGTCTATATGGCCGTCTAGCATTTTCTAAAAATGGAATTACAAAGTTTTTAGTTTCATTATATACACCAGAATTAACATACATTATCTGGTTTTGATCCATTGGAATAAATTCAATCTTTTCTACTTTGTTAGGGTGGGTAGGACTAAAAA